CCCGGGAGCGAAAGAACGCCGACCACGGGCCAGAATGAATTTTTGCAAAGCATTGCTCAAAGCACGGGGGCTCAGTTTACGGGGCCCTTGGCAGATCGCTTCCCCAATATTTCAAAGCAGGACCGCATGGGCCTGCACCTGACGCATCCGCAGTACCGACAACTGTTTTCTCAGATGGGCGGGGCGGCGCCTACGGCATCCCGCCCCGCAACGGCAGACGCTGCTGCGCCTGCCCGTCCTACAGCGGCAGCTTCCACAGCAGCCGCAGCGGCGGCTGCTCCTATGGCGGCGGCCCCCGCAGCGCGGGCCGAGGACCTCGGCTCAGGATACAAGGCTGCTCTGGCTCTGTCCTTCTTGGGCTCCGAGGACAAGGATCGCCCGACCACGGACAGCGAACTGGAAGACCGGCTCAACGAGACGGCCCTGGCCGAGTTCAACAAGGAACTGGAAGACTACACCCCCAAGAATGCGCTTGCTGACATGGAGCTTACCGCTCTGAACCCGGCCAAGTTCATGCAGCCGGTGAAGATGGCATCGGGCGGGATGCCGTTTGTTCCTTCTGCTCGGGTGTCGTTAAGCGCCCGCAAGCAGTTGGAAGACATCAAAAACCAGTACGACAGATACAACGACGAGGTAAAAGCATACAGCGCGGCTGCGGATGTTTACAACGCAGGGCCCAGGACAGAAGACTTTACGATGAAGGAGCCAGTTGCTCCCACCGTGACTCAGGAGCAGTACAACAAAATAGCTTCGGATGCGAAGCGCAGCGCAATTAATAGGCAAACGGCGTTGGCCGTGGCCAGCGATCCGGAACGCTTTGGCCTGTCGATCAACAAGTTTTTTGCCGATGGCGGGGAAGTAACCGGCCCCACCCCTGAAGAGATCGCTGCAGCATCCCGTCCGGCCACTTTTAGCCCCAATATTGCTCGCCAAGGAGCCGCTGCGCGTGCTTTGGCAGCCCAGAGGGACGTAAATACGCTCCCGGACCCCCGCACTTACGCTGCTGTGAGCGGATTTTTTGGCCAAGCACCCGATGAATTGGGTTTTTCGGTCATGCATCCCGACATTCAGGGCATAAAAAGGGCCGGAGAGGTCGGATATGCCGCTGGTTTGGTGCCTGCAGTGGCTCCTGTGGTCGCTCCGATAGCCCGGGCAGTGGGAAAAGGTGCCACGGCGCTCGGTATGAAGGCAGAAAAGGCCCTGGACGCCCCTGTCACCCGTACTTTGGAGGGCGGCGGGCGCAGTGCAGACATGCTCAGGGCCCTCGGGTCCCAACCTTCCTTCGCTGTTAAGCCAAGGGGCGGCAGTTATTTGTCCAGCGGCGACATTTCTGCGCCTCCAATATCAAAACTGGACCAAACTCTGCAATTTTATTCGGATGCGATGAAAGCAGAGATGCCGAATACGGACCCAAAGATTATTGAGGGCTTTGTTGACAAAAAAGTGCGTAAATATTTTACTGCGGCTTTTGGAACGGGGGACGATCCCGTTCGTAGGGCAATTGCCACGGGCGATATTGAACTTTTTGGTGAAACCGCAAAGCAAGTTGGAGGCATTACCCCATACCTTTTGAAGGCAGCTAGAGAAGGCGATGACATGGCCAAGCTGCATTTGGAAAAAATCTACGACGATGCCACCCAAATTAATGCACAAATGCTTTCCCGAGCGTCATCGTCCGATGCCGATGTTCGGGGGGCCTTGCAGGCTGCAAAACGCCAGTTTGAAGAAAAGAGCGGCCAGTTAATGACGCAGGAAGGGGTGCCAAACGCCTACCAAAATGCCCCTAAAACAGGCATTGTTAGGGCAGATGAAGTAAAGGCTTACCCTTCTCTCTATGGCAAGTACCAGACGGCATTTGATCAAAAAGCGCAGGGCACGTTGCCTCCTCAAGCTTCGTACCTGATCGAAAATCAAATGCCTTTTTATGATTTTCCAGTGCCCCGCACAGAGCTATTCGACCCATTTCAGGTAGCGAGGAGTATTGCTACGCTGCCTGAAAAGAAGCTCTCAAACATGAGCTTTGAGCAGGCCTTGATTGAGGGCACAAAGAACATGAAGGTCTACCGCGATTACGATACGGCGGTAGACAGGGCCAAAAAGGGCTTGAGCGTTCCCAAAGAAGTTGTGGGCATGTTTACAAAGCCTATGATGTCCACGGACCGTGGGCAATGGGTCAGGATTACTGATCCTGAAGCAACCCGACTTGAAGGGGCGCTGATGCACCATTCTGTTGGCGGGTATGCTATCAAAGGGAATAATTCTTACGGGCAGGGGGGAAGAGAAGGGTTCGTCTCTGGCAATGCTCAGGTCTTTTCCCTTAGGGATAACAAGACAGGCCTTCCACAGGTTACCGTGGAAAGCAAAAAGGTTGGGGATGAGTTGGAAATTACTCAGATCAAGGGTCCGTATAATTCTCCGCCTACCTTTTACGGCGATGATGTCTTTAGGATGATTGAGAAAAATCCAAAGATAAAGAGGGTCTCGTCTGAATACTACACAATGACCAACACAGGCCAGCCGTTGCCTAAAAATATTGCAATTGACTGGGAAAAGTCTTTTGAGAACTGGAAAGCCAACAACGGCGCGGGGGAATGGGTTCTTGCAAATCCAGCGTATGGGCTTGCAGAACTTTATATTTGGGGAGCCCCTGTGACAAAAGCTCGCGGCGGCATGGTCGAACGCACCTACAACGACAACCGCGCATATCTGTAAGGAACCAAAATGCCGATTGAAAAGAACATCACCTCTGACGACCTGCCCCTGGGCGACCAGCTTGTGGAGATAGAGGAAGAAGAGGAACTGCCCGACGTTGAGATTGAGTTTGACAACGAGACAGGCGAGGTTGTCGTCAACCTCGGCGAAGAGGCAGACGAGGATGTGCCCTTTGACAGCAACCTTGCCGAGGTCATGGACCCGTCAGAAATGCAGACCCTTGCGTCTGACCTGATGACGCTGTACGAGGCCGACAAGTCTTCCCGCAAGGAATGGGAAGAGCAGTACGGCAAGGGCCTGAAGATGCTGGGCTTTACCTTTGAAGAGCGCACCAAGCCGTTCAAAGGCGCGTGTGGCGTGCAGCACCCCATGCTGACCGAGGCCATCGTGCAATTCCAAGCGCAGGCCCTCAAAGAACTCATGCCCGCCGAGGGCCCTGTCCGCACTCAGGTGCTGGGCAAGGAGACCCGCGAGAAGCTCATGCAGGCCGACCGCGTGCGCGACTTCATGAACTACCAGATCACCACGGTCATGGAGGAGTACACCCCTGACTTCGATCAGTTGCTGTTCTGGATTGGCTACGGCGGCTCGGCCTTCAAGAAGGTCTACTACGACTACGACAAGTGCCGGATGGTCAGCAAGCTGATCACCGCAGATGACCTGTACATCCCCTACAAGGGCTCGTCGGTCATGAGCGAGTGCCAGCGCATCATCCACCGCGTCCCGATGTCGGTCAACGACTACCAGAAGGCCGTGGTCCGTGGGCAATACTTGGATACCGCCCAAGCGGCCACCTCCGCTGGCGCTCCGCAGAGCACGATCCAGAAGGAAGTGGACCGCGTCACTGGCATCCAGCCTACCGGCGACGAGGAAGAGAACATCCTGTTGGAGTTCCAAGTCGATCTGGACCTGCCCGGCTTTGAGCACAAAGACGAAGACGGCGAGGCCACCGGCATCCGCCTGCCCTACATCGTCACGATTGACGAAGTGACCCAGTCGTGCGTGGGCGTGCGCCGCAACTGGAAGAAGGGCGACGAGAAGCATGAGCGCTGCCAGTACTACGTCCACTACCTGCTGGTCCAGGGCCCGGGAGCCTATGGCCTTGGTTTCCTGCACTTGATCGGTGGCCTGACCAAGACCGCCACCTCTGCCCTGCAGCAGTTGGTCGATGCCGGTACTCTGGTCAACCTGCCCGCTGGCTTCAAGGCCAAGGGTGCGCGGATCATGAACGACGACATGCCGCTGCAGCCCGGTGAGTTCCGGGACATTGATGCGGGCGGCGCGGACCTGCAGAGCACGTTGATGCCGCTGCCGTACAAGGAGCCCAGCCAGACCCTGTTCTCGCTCCTGGGCTTCTGTGTGCAGGCCGGGCAACGCCTTGCCAGCATCAGTGACATGCAGGTTGGCGACAGCAACCAGAACGCTGCCGTAGGCACCACGATTGCGCTGCTGGAAAAGGGCAGCGCGGTCATGTCCAGCATTCACAAGCGCCTGCACTACAGCCAGAAAATTGAGTTCAAGCTGCTGGCCAAGGGCTTTGCGGAGTTCCTGCCAGACCGCTACCCCTACGATGTGCCCGGCGAAAGCCGCGTGATTAAGAAGAAGGACTTTGACGACCGCATCGATGTGCTGCCGGTCTCTGACCCCAACATCTTCTCTGTAGCCCAGCGCATTACCATGGCGCAGACCGAGCTACAACTGGCTCAGAGCGCCCCGCAGATGCACAACATGTATGAGGCATACCGCCGCATGTATGAGGCCATCGGCGTGCGCGACATTGACCAGATCTTGAACACGCAGAACATCGACAAGCCCAAGGACCCTGCAAGCGAGAACTCTCAGGCATTGGACGGCGCTACGCTGAAGGCGTTTGCTGGCCAGCAACACGATGCCCACATCATGACGCATTTGATGTTCGGCCTGTCGCCCATCGTAGGCACGATGCCCAATGTTGCGGTCAATCTGCAAAAACACTGCTTTGAGCACCTTCGATTAAAGGCCGAAGAATCTACGGAAGCGGAACTTTTCCAGCAGTATGGGACCGACCCAGACGGGCTGGTGTCCGCTCTGCAGCGCGAGGCAATGATTGCGCTTAAGGTCGCCGAGTACTTCAAAGAAATGAAGGCCATGCAAGAGCAGTTGGCGGGCAATCAGGAAGACCCGCTGGTGGCACTTAAGAAACAGGAATTGCAGCAAAACGCCCAGCGCGATCAGGCTCGCAACCAGATTGATCAGACCCGCGTGTCGCTGGAGCAGCAGCGCACCCAGGCAGATATTGCTGACGATCAGGCAAACCTGCAGCTTAAAGCTGCTGCGCTGGAGGCCAAAACCGGCATTGATCAAGCATCCTTGCAAGCCAAGAGCGGCATGGATCAGGCAAACATGCAACTACAAGGAGCACAGCATGCATCGCAAGTCGCACAACAAAACTTCCAAAATGCCCAAGCCCTCGCAAATCCCCCAGCCCAAGGCGGGCAAAAAGGCTGACACGAAACCGGACGTAAAGTACGTTTATCGCAAGGACGCCTTTAACAAGGTGAAGATTGCGTAGATTTGCTGCATAATCAAATCACCCCTCAGACACGGGTTATGTGTCTGCTTCATAGGAGTAATCCATGCTTGAATTTGCCGAGAAGGTGCTGTTTTCAGTCAAACGCCTGCGTGAAAATACAGAGCGGATGATTGTCAATGGCTCTGTCAAGGATATGGAGCAGTATCGTTTCCTGATGGGACGCCTTGAGGGGTACCGATTTGTTGAGGACGCTGTCAAAGAGCTACTCGACAAAAACCCCGACTAAAGGAAGACCATGGAAGCAACTGCACTTGAAATGAAATGGGCGGAAGAGGCGGCAACAAAAGCCGCCGAAGAAGCCGCAGCCGCAGTAGCGGCTGAAGCCGCAAAAGCCGAGCACATTGACCAAGCTGAGTCAATGAAGCTTCGACTCCCCAAGCCCACTGGCTGGCGGATCGTTGTCTTGCCCTACCGGGGCGCTCGCAAGACCAAAGGCGGCATTGAACTGGCGGAACAGACCATTGAACGCCAGCAACTCACAACTACGTGCGCGTATGTCTTGGCCATTGGGCCCCTGGCATACCGGGACACGGACAAATTCCCTGACGGCCCTTGGTGCAAGGAGGGGGATTGGATTATCTTTGGTCGCTATGCCGGGGCTCGGATGATGATTGATGGGGGCGAGATTCGCATCCTCAACGACGATGAGATTTTGGCAACGATCAAAGATCCCGAAGATATCCTGCACATGTGAGGTAATAAATGGCAACTGTAATGAACGACGATCAATTGGAGTTTGACCTGGGGTCAGAGGAGAAGGCCACAAATGTGACCTTTGAGCCTGTTGAATCAGAGGAAAACTCTACCAAGCCCCCTGTTGTAGAAGAGGCCCAGTCCTCCCAGTCCTCTCACAAAGAGGAAATGGATGCGGTGGCAGACAACGTCCAGAAACGTATTTCAAAACTCACCGCTCGCATGCGCGAAGCTGAGCGCCGCGAACAGGCGGCAATTGAGTATGCCAAGGGACTGCAAAATCAGGCTCAGCATTTACAGCAAAAGCTGGTTCAAACCGACTACAGCCGACTCAATGAGGCAAAAGCTCGCCTGGACACCCAGCAAACGGCTTTGCGTCAAATCATCAAAAAAGCCCGAGAAGAAGGCGATATTGACACCGAGACCGAAGCGCAAGAGAGGCTGTCCGCCCTTGTGCAGGAGCAGCGGCAAGTTGCCTCTTGGCTACAGGATCAGGCTGGCGGGTACCAGCAGCAAGTACAGCAGCAATATGCCCCTCAGCCCCAGCAGGCACCGCCCCAACAAGCACAGCCCCAGGTACAGCCGCGCAAGCCTGACCCTCGGGCCGAGGAATGGGCCGCAGAAAATGAGTGGTTTGGCCAGGACCGATCAATGACTTATGCTGCGTGGGGCATCCACCAGCAACTGATTGAGGAAGAGGGTGTTGACCCCACCACAGATGAGTATTACACTGAACTGAATCGAAGAATTAGGGACCAGTTCCCGAAACGCTTCGCTGACGACAGTAAGTCGTCAAACCAGTCCACCAGACAACAGCGTTCCGCACCGGCTGTTGCCCCTGCTTCCCGTGGTTCGGGAGTAAATAGTGTGCGCCGAACTGTCCGGCTTTCGCCGAGTCAGGTTGCTATTGCAAAGAAACTGGGCGTTCCTCTTGAGGAATATGCCAAGTACGTGAAGGAGTAAGACCATGAGCGAAATGAAAATTGATCGTGCCAGCCGCAACGCGGACACCCGTGCCAAAGCTGAACGCCGCAAACCTTGGTCGCCGCCATCGCGTCTTGACACGCCCCCTGCCCCTGAAGGTTTTGAGTACCGTTGGATTCGCTCTGAGGTCAACGGTTTCCAAGACAAGCAGAACGTCTATTCCAAGCTGCGCGAAGGTTATGAACTCGTTCGCCTGGAGGATGTGCCGGAGGAATATCACCATGTTCTTCCGACGATGGACGATGGCAAACACGCCGGAACCATCTCTGTTGGCGGACTCTTGCTTGCCAAGATTCCGAAGGAAACCATCGCCGAGCGCAATGAGTATTTCCGCCGTAAGGCCCAGGACCAGTTGATTGCAGTGGACAACGAGATGATGCGTGAAAACGCTCACTCTTCAATGAGAATCCAATCACCAGAGCGGACTTCTCGCACAACCTTCCGCCAGCCCTAACTGGGTTGGTAATCCACACTTTTAGCAGGAGCTAACAAATGGCAAACGTAAATAAGCCTTTTGGTCTGCGACCCCTGGGTAACTTGTCTGCTACCGGCGCTCAAAAGCAGTACGGCTATCAGATTGAGGATAACTACGGGACCGCGATCTATCAGGGCGACCTAGTTGTGGTCTATGACGGCTACATCATCAAGTACAACGCAGCTACCCATGCCGCCCCCACTGGCGTGTTTAACGGCGTTCAGTACAACGACCCCACCCGCGCTCAAAAGCCGACTTGGAAGAACTTCTATCCCGGCAGTATCAACATCACCACCGGCATCATCGCCTGTGAAGTGTTGGATGATCCGAGCCAGTTGTTCATCGTCCAAGCTGACGGCGCTGTCACCCAAGCCAACATCGGCAAGAACGCTGATCCGACCGCTTCTACCACTGGCAGCACCACTTCTGGTGTTTCCGCTGGTTCGCTGTCGTCGGCCTCTATCGACAAGGCTGCCGCGCTGACCTTTAAAATCGTTGGCCTCTACGAGTCCCCGGATAATGAACTGGGTACCAACGCAGTGGTTGTTGTCAAACTTAATCAACACCAGTACGGCAGTGTCGGTGTTGCTGCTGATGGAGCGTAATCATGGCAATCACCCGTTCACAACTTGTCAAAGAGCTTGAGCCCGGTCTGAACGCTCTGTTTGGCCTAGAGTACAAGCGGTACGAAAACGAGCACGAAGAGATTTTCTCGATTGAGACCTCTGACCGTGCATTCGAAGAAGAGGTCATGCTGACCGGCTTCGGCTCCGCCCCGGTGAAGACCGAGGGTGCCGGTGTCGCGTATGACAACGCCATCGAGTCGTTTACCGCTCGCTACACGCACGAAACCATTGCAATGGCATTCGCGCTGACTGAAGAGGCCGTGGAGGACAACCTCTATGACCGCCTGTCGGCTCGCTATACCAAAGCGCTGGCTCGTTCGATGGCCAACACCAAGCAGGTCAAAGGCGCCTCGGTGCTGAACAACGCTTTCACTGGCGGCCAATATGCCGGTGGTGACGGTGTTGCTCTGTGCTCGACCGCGCACCCGACCGCCTTGGGCCCTGACTTCTCCAACCGCCCCACTGTTGCTGCTGACCTGAACGAGACCTCTCTTGAGCAGGGCATCATCGACATCGCGGCGTTCACGGACGAGCGTGGCCTGAAGGTTGCTCTGACCGCCCGCAAGATGATCGTTCCTAAGGAACTGCAGTTCACCGCTGAGCGACTGATGAAGTCCACTCTGCGCACTCAGTCCGCAGACAACGACATCAACGCGATCAAGTCCATGGGGCTGATCCCCGAGGGCTACGCGATCAACCACTTCCTGACCGATGTCAACGCATGGTTCCTGATTACCGATGCGCCCAACGGCCTGAAGATGTTCAATCGCTCGCCCATTCGCACTGCCTTCGAAGGCGACTTCGATACCGGCAACGTGCGCTACAAGGCCCGCGAGCGTTATTCGTTCGGCTGGTCTGACCCGCGTGGTATCTACGGTTCCCCAGGAGCCTAAGAAACCAGGAAAAGGGCCCCTTGTGGGCCCTTTTCTTTTGGGGTATATTGCAACCACCCCGGGGTTTCCGGCGCTTCTGACAGGTCCCGGCCTGACAACATGCAGACAGGGCGCCCCCAATACTCGCATGTGAGGATCAAATGGCAAACACCACTTTCACTGGCCCGGTTCGTTCCCAGAACGGTTTCCAGTCCGTCACCAAAAATGCCACCACTGGCGCTGTTACTGTTGATGCTACGTTTGGCGCAACCACTAGCGTTACAGATTTGACAACCACCAATCTGGTCTTCACTGACCAAAACCACCCAACGACTGCTGCAATTAATGCAACAGGTGTCGCCACTGCCGCACAGGTCGTCACTGGCTACATCACCTCCACTTCCGCCTCCCCCACGACCATCACGCTGCCCACAGGCACGCTGTTGGGCGCTGCTCTTGGTGCGGCCAGGGGCACTGTGATGGACTTGTATGTGGACAACACTGCTGGCGCGAGCACCGTGACTATCGCTGTTGCCACCAACGGCATCTTGTCCAGCGCTGCGGCAGACACCCCCGGCAGCTTTGGCGACTTGACGATTGCCGCTGGCGCAACGGGCCTTGCTCGTTTCACCATCATGTTCTCCAGTGCCACTGCATACGTCTTTACCCGTACGGCCTAATTGATCTACAGGGGCTTTGGCCCCTGGTTTAAAGGAGATTGATTATGTTTCAGTATGACGTAAAAGCGAAGACGGTCACCGCCACCGGCGCATCCGGTGTTGGTCTTCCCCGTGCTCGCATCAAAGGGGTATATGCCTTACTGGGCGCTTCTGCGGGCTCCGTCTCGTTTAAGGATGGTGGCTCCGGGGGCACAGAACTGCTGAAGTTTGACACCCCTGTTAGTTCTGCCACGGGCAACATGTACGTCATCATTCCAGGTGATGGCGTCCGGTTTGAGGCAGACCCCTACATCACCCTCACAAACGTGACCTCGGTGACGTTCTTCTACGGATAAGGAGTCCAACATGGGACGCGCAGCAAAAATGGCAATTCCGGAGTACCAAGGCGAAATGCAGCCGGGCGCTCAAAAACAAGACATGTCCAAGGGCGGGCCTAAGCAGACCCCTCGCAAAGACTACCAGAAGCCCTCGTCTTCTGTGGCTCCGCGTGGCGTGGGCCAAGCTCGCAACAAGCAGTGCAAGATGTACTGAAATGGCTAAGTCTCCAGCATGGCAGCGCAAAGAGGGCAAGAACCCCAATGGCGGCTTGAACGCCAAGGGCCGGGCTTCTGCCAAAAAACAGGGCATGAACCTCAAGCCCCCTCAACCCGAGGGCGGCAGCAGGCGAGACTCTTTTTGCGCCCGCATGGAGGGCATGAAGAAAAAGCTGACCGGGGAGAAGGCCAAGAAGGACCCGGACAGCCGCATCAACAAGAGCCTTCGGGCTTGGAATTGCTAAGAGGGGCCCATCATGGCTAAGAAAAAAATCGGTCGTGCGCTTGCAGGGTTGGCTGCGCTGGGGACGATGGGTGCTCTCGCGGCAAGAAAATCTAGCCTCGCAAACGAGGAGCGGGTGCGTTCAATGTCCCCCGCACCCCCTGCACCGATGAGACAACGGAATGCTTTGGAAGAGCTTCAGGAGGACCTTCAACGGGTCATAGAAACGGATCGCGCTTCTCGCGGTAAGCCGGTTATAACCCCCGAGGAACATGCAGATATTATGCATGATGTTAAGGGTGTACGAGACAGTTCCGGTATCCCTTGGAAAGCGGGAGATGGGGTTCTTCAAGAGGCAAACCCCTCTGTGCGTCCGGCAAGACCAGGAGGCAACCTTACAAGATCAAGGGTCGGGCTTGGCCTTAAAGGTGACCACTATGTTGGTAGAAATCTCGAAACGCTTGACCCAGCAACTGATTCAGTAGATCCTAGTTCGCCTTTTTATAAAAAAGGCGGCGAGGTCAAGAGCCGGAGCAGCCGGAGCAGCCGGAGCAATGCCTCCAGGCGCGGCGATGGGATTGCCATCAGGGGCAAGACAAAGGGCAGGATGCTGTAATGGACTTGCCGCTGTGGAACGTAGTCCTTTCCTTTATCTCCGCCCTGATTCTCCTCTGGGTGAAGGTATCCACGGACGAGGTCAAGCGAATTCAAATTTTGCTCAACCGCACCCGGGAAGAGATTGCGAAAGAGTATGTCACGAAATCGGAAGTCCACAACGACATCAATCGGGTAATGGCCCGGTTGGAACAGTTAGACCTCAAGCTGGATCGCCTGATCATGGAGCATCGCGATGCCAGCGGTAAGTAAGAAGCAAAAAAGGCTGATGGATGCTGCGGCACACAGCCCTGCGTTTGCAAAGAAAGTCGGCATCCCATCGGATGTCGCAAAAGATTTTAGTGAGTCCAGCAAGGGGCTTAAATTTAGAAAAGGCGGTGGCGAAATGAAAAACTGTGGAACCAAGGGATACGCTAAAGGCGGTCTGGCCAAGCGCGGCCAGGGCATCGCAAAAAAGGGCTTTGCCAAGGGCGGTGCGATTACCGCCAGCGGCCCTGACACGGCAGGCCCTCAGGGCAAGACCATGAGCCAGCCGGTCAAGAAGACCGTGACGGGCGACAACGTCAAGGTTCGCGGCGTTGGTGCTGCTCGCGCCCGCACTGCCACGATCTACTAAATCATGGCCACCTCAGGCACCGCTACCTTCAATCTGGACTTCGACGATATCATCGTCGAAGCCTATGAGCGCTGCGGCCTTGAGGTCCGGGATGGCTACGACATGAAGACCGCGCTGCGGTCTATCAACTTGATGTTTTCCGAGTGGGCCAACAGGGGGTTGAACCTGTGGACCATCGATCAGCGTCAAGTGTCGTTGGTCACCGGACAGTACGAGTACACGCTCCCGGATGACACGGTAGATGCCCTGTCCGCCGTGATTCGGACGAACGCGGGCCTGTCCACGCAGCAGGACATCACGGTTGATCGGATTGGGTATGCGGAGTACCTGCATATCCCCAATAAATCGACGCAGTCGCGCCCGGCTCAGTACTTTGTGCAGCGGACGGCGCCCGCAAAGTTGTTCTTGTACCCGGCTCCTGATGCCACGCAGAGCTACATCTTCCGGTACTACGCCATCAGGCGCATTCAGGATGCGGGGGCGTTCACAAACACCGCCGACATCTCGTTCCGGTTTTTGCCGTGCTTGGTGGCTGGAACAGCCTACTACCTGTCTGTGAAGAAAGCTCCGGACAGGGTTCAGTTGCTCAAGGGGATGTACGAAGAGGAGTTTTCGCATGCAGCGGCGGAGGACAGGGAGCGCTCTGGTTACTTTGCCGTGCCGATGTACCAAGCGAGGTGATGCATGCCCGCTGGCTACGTCTCAGGCAAGTATGCGATAGCGTTATGTGATCAGTGCGGCCAGCGGTTCAAGCTGAACGCCCTGATCAAGGACTGGAAGGGCTTCAAGGTCTGCCGGGAGTGCTACGAGCCGAAGCACCCGCAACTGGAGCCCAAGCGCACAATCAACGAGCCGATTGCCCTCTATCAGCCTCGCCCAGAGGCTAGAATGGGAGTTACTGTGTACGTGGGCTTGACAGTTGACACAACAATTGCGAGCATAGGCATGCAGCCAATGCAGCCTGCCAGACAACTTGTTGCTGGCGGGGTGCTGTCACCCGTGACGGTGGTCATCACATGAACTACACAGAACTCAAAAACGCCATCAAGTCGTATACCGAGAACCAGCAGTTCTCGGATACTGAACTGGCCACGTTTGTCCAGCAGGCTGAGCAGCGCATTTACAGCACGGTTCAGTTGGCCTACCTGCGAAAGAACGTCACTGGGTCGTTGACAACTGGGGCAAACGCCAAGTACTTGTCTGCGCCTGGAGACTACCTCTCTACGTACTCGTTGGCAGTGATTGACGGCACTGGCGACTACCACTACCTTAAAAACGTGGATGTCAACTACATCCGGCAGGTATACCCGTCCCCAACATCGACGGGGTTGCCTAAGTACTACGCTATTTTTGGCCCGACGACCAGTTCGGGCGCAAGCCCGGTCATCACAAACGAGTTGTCGTTTATCCTTGGGCCCACCCCGGATCAGGCGTATGCGGTCGAACTGCACTACTTCTACTATCCGGTGTCGATGACGGATACCGTCAACAACCCGACTGGTACAACATGGCTGGGCGACAACTTCGATTCTGTTCTGCTCTACGGCTCACTGGTTGAGGCCTACACCTTCATGAAGGGGGAGCAGGACATGATGGGCCTCTACGACACCAAGTACAAAGAGGCGCTGATGTTGCTGAAGAACCTGGGCGATGGCAAGCAGCGCGGTGACGCCTACGTGGATGGCCAAGTCAAGGTCAAGGTGCAATGATGATCACAGCAGGACTTGTCACCAGTTTCAAAGCAGAGGTTTTGCTGGGCGTTCACGACCTGCTCAACGATTCCATCAAGATTGCCTTGTACAACTCCTCTGCCAACTTGGGCCCGGCCAC